TGTAAGCTCTGTGGCAACGGTTAGCCCATTGCTGATATTTGGTAGGGTTTTCCAGCCAGTTTTAGGCAGGGTTTCGCCTGTTTGTTTGGCATACGCCGTTTTAACAAATGCTCCACTAGACATAATTTCTACTCCTAAGCCCTATGGGCTGTTAATATTACTGTACGACAACCCAATCTTCTGCCAACATATCAGTTTGACTGGCAAGCCAACCGACTGCAAATTTATTGTCTGCTGTTTTCATCGTGATAGATGGCACGGTCAGTTCGCCATTTTCATTCTGCATATCTGACAAATTAGCCTTAGTCTTAAAATCAATGTCGGTAGCAAGCAACAAATACATACCCTTGCCATTCCAACCTTTACGAGCGACTTTTTTACCGCCTTTTAACAACTCCACCGCTTGCCCAAAGGTTAAATTGTCGTTTTTATATTGCTCTTCAAACGCAAGTTTGGGTAACCACGACACATAACCATCAAAGCCGTCCACATTGCGTTCGGACACACCTGCATTAACGACAAGATAGCCGTCATCGTTAGGATTTTCATTGTCAGGCACTTGCCACCCACGCAAATCATTGTATTCTTGACGGTTGAGCGGTGTTGCTTGTACCGTTCGGGTGGCAACAAATGAAGTAAGTAGGGCTGTTAAAACAGATGCAGTGATTAATTTCATAAAATCTCCTAATAGTACCGATACGGCACACTCACATTTATTTGATAAATACCGTCATTAGACGGCACATTGATGATGCTAGGGGCTAATAGTTCAAGCCGTCCTAACTGTTTTGCTTTTAGATGTTGGGCTAGGCTATCCGCCTTTTGCTTAATCGCCACCGTGCCTAAATCCTGTGGGCAAAACAGCTGTATTACCAGCGTGCCTTGTTGCATAATATCAGGCTTATCGCTGATACTGCGTACTTGATTGACACCACCCAAAATTGTAACCCTGCCCCAAATGCCATCAGGGGGTTTAAAGTTTCGGTTTTCTTTGGCTAAGGGGACATCATCAAAATACTCCCAAGCTTTGATATGCGTCAGTAGCGTTTGTTCAATGTGAAAACTGTTCATGTTTTATCCAATAAAAAACCGCCTATCAGATGATAAGCGGTTCATTTTAAATATAAAAAAAGCCAAATAATCATAACAATTTCATACAAAACCGTAATAATTACTTGACTTTTTAAATAAGCTAGGCTATAATACAACACATCAAGCAAGGTCTGCTTGATTGGTAAGGCGTAAACCAACGCTTACGCCAAAAACAAGGAGTAAACGATGAAAACTCTTGCTAAGGTGTTTATCATCATCGTTCTGTTACTGCTAAGCTATCCAGCTTACTAACAGATAAAGCCTAAAGCGATGGCAGTCGCCAAGGCAGGTTAGGTGGAAACGCCTAGCCACTCCTTACCCATTATCATAAGACATTTTTTAAAAAAGGTCAAGTACCATGCCAAAAATCACAAGCACCCCCAAAACCCAAACCCAAATTCAAAAAGACAGCAACGCACGCCGTGGGGTAAAAAACAAAGCATTCACCCTAAAACTTGATGACATAGAACTCATCAAATCCTTATCCAAACGCTTAAATATTCCCCAAAATCAGCTCATCATGGATGCTGTGCGTGCATATCAAAGACAGCTTGATTAACCCAAATTGGCGATGGCACTGTTAAAGGCATTACCGTACACCCCTGTTGGGGCTTGTTGTGACCAGCCGTGTTCAAGTCGCAACGCATAGGGCAGGTTGTTTTGAATGTAGATGATGGGGTAGGTGTGTTTTGGAATGCCTAAGATAAGCTCAACACCGCCGCCTGTCTCGGCATAGCTAGGACTGCCAATGCTGATATGATGGGCATTTTTGTAACGCCCTTTACGCACAGGACTTAGAGCGATGACATTGTTATAACAGTCAATCGCAAACTTACGATACGTTTTATCAATCTCATCAGCAATCGGATCAATGCTAAGCTTTTTATTCCATTTAATGCCCATTAAAAGCCCCTTAGCTGAATTGTAAAGCTCACCTCAGCAGGATCATGACTGATACTGATGATTTTCATCTCGTTAATCTCATCATCAATCTGTGGTATCTCTGTCAGCTCATCTTGTAAGCAAATCAGCTTAACATCGCTTTGCATGATGGTCTTGTTATCAATCTCATGGGCGTAAAAGCCTGTAAAAACGCCCCTACCGCTGTAATTGATGGTAGATAGTACTTGGGTATCATTAACCGCCCAATCATCATCAGATAAGATGACACGCTTAGCTGTGAAGTCTTTGACAGCATCCGCCAAATCGGTGTTAAAGGCTTGGGTAATTTCAGTACTAATTTCAGCTTTTAACCCCATTTCACACCCTAACCAAAGGCAAGCCAAACATTCCCAAAGGCTGTTGTAAATACGGCTCTATGAGTGCTAAAGCGATTTGCTCATTTTGGCTCATCGCCTGCCCTTGTTCGCCGTCTGCATAAGTCTTTGAAACAGACACATCACCTGCCTTTGATGACTTTGAGATGACCTGACCTTCGGTGCGTGCGACAAACAAATCCCCATCAAGCCATGCTCTGGCAATGTATCTACCTGCTTGTTTGATGGGGTCAGGGGTCTTATCAAATGCCCTGATTTTATGCTTATTTAGCCACGCATTGACAATAACCACGGTTTGTTCATCAGCCTTATCAATGTCTGTTAAATCATCAAGTGTTATCATTGTTTCATCCTAAAAACCCCACCTAAAACAGATGGGGCTTTTGTTCGTGCTGTTTGGCTGTTATTCAACCTTAGCGGTCTCGCTCTTTGTACCTGTCAGTGCTTCGGTAACCTGTGGGTCTTTGATGCCATAATCTGCCCCACTTTTGGCAGGGTCTGTTACCTGTGCGTTAGTCAGCGTGCTTTTGCTTTCATCAAAATACGCTCGCTCTGATGGATAGGTAAAATTAAAAGCAGGCTTAACCTTATCTTTTGGTAATGACATGAATCTCTCCTTATAGGTTGGTGATTAAAAAGCGGATGGGGGTAGCATCAGCATCAGCGTCCAATCGCCAGTTAGCGGCGGCGGTCAAATCCGTCCAACTCGCTGACAGGGCTTCATTTTTTGTGCCACCTGTTAGCGTACTAGGCTCACCGATGAAGCTAAACCCTTGGGGGTGGATGAGCATGTTACGGCGTGTCCAAAGCGTGGTATGACCTGAGCCATTGCCTGTGTTCGCCGTGCGTTCAAGCTCCAAATCATCATGCCCTGCAACCATATCAGCAGCAAATGCCCCAGCCCCTAACAAATAAGACACATATTTTGCATTTTTGCCTGTACCGATCACTGTTGCACGCTTAGACTGAATAACAGTACGACCGTTATAAGTTTCAATCGGCTTTAAATCATCAGCGGTGGTTACTCTCTCAAGTAGTCGCTGTTTTCTCATCTTGGTTGCAATCAAAGGATGCACAACCATCAAACCTTTGCCCTGATACATTTCATCCATCGTGCCCTCAGCATCAATAAACGCATGAACATCAAAGCCTGATGAATCATCAGCAGTTGCCTTTGATATGTCAGTAGATAACTTCTTACCATTAGATTGGTCATAATTTAAAAGACCAAACAAGGTAGCAATGGCACGGTTTTCAGCTTGTGTCAGCCAATAGTCATCAATCATCTGTGCCATAAGTTTTAGCGGTGATTGACCCATCAAATAGCTTTCAAGACGGCTTTCAATAAAGCCCTCATTTAACAGTGCCAAACGCCCTTTTGATTTACTGCCTTCGATTGAGCGTGGCATCGCAATATCTGTCATGATGGTGTTGGAATAGTTCGCTTCTAAATTGCCATCAATGGGGTGGATAAAAGGCACATCAAAGGTTAATGAACCGCTGTTTAGCAGGGGGCGTAAGCGTGCATCTGAGACAAATGCCCCTGATTGCCAAAACTTTGACCGCTGTAAGTTGTCTTTAACCTGATAAGACAAGGTAACATTTTTATTAAAAATCTCTCTTAATTTTGCCATGATTACTCCAAAAATAATTGATTAAATAAAGCAGGGTTTGAGTGGGCAAGTGCTAATCGCTCTTGTTCACTGTAATCACCTGCTCGCTTAGCTGATTGACCGTTTGAACCTGTACCACAGGATTTTGTGCCAATGATTAAGCTGTCGTATTTACCACAGTTTTGCATTTGTTTTGCCAAATCGTCAAGGGTCATGATAGATACAGCACCACTGTCATCTAACACGCTTAGCTGACCATCTTTGGCAGACAAACGCTTTTCAATGAGTATTTGTAAAATCTCTTGGTTAGCAGGATTGTCGCTTAACTGACTTGACAGCTTTTGGGCGTGTGATTTGACCAAATTCTCATCACGCTCTTTATCACGCTTAGCGATTTGCTCGTTTAACTCTTGGATTTTGGCTTGATACTGCTTTTCTAGTGCCTCAAAATCCCCCTTTTTGCGTGCAGTCTCTTCGGCAAGTCGCTCTTTTTCAGCCTGCTCAGCCTTTCGCTGTTCGCTTTGTTGCTTTTTTTCAGCCAAAAGGGTCTCGCTGTGTTTACGCAATCGTTCAACTTCTGCTTGTAGCTTGTTGTACTGCTCTTGGGTGATTTGGTTTTGCGTGTCATCGCTTAAAACTGTGGTTTGGTTTTCTTCACTCATGGTTACTACCTTGATTTTGCTGTTACAAACAGCGGATGATAAAAAAGCATCCTAATGGATGCTTGCCTTTTTAAATGCTTTGGGTTCTAATGCTCTCATTTGTTCAAGCGTTAAGGGGGTGAAATACTTATCCAGTTGCAATGCCCTAAACCGCTCTACTGTCATGCCACCATCACGAAATAACTTCGCTCGGGTTTTACCCAACACTTCATCTTGATATTGGGCAGGCTGATTTTTTAGCCATTCATAATAAGTTTGATTTTTAACCACCCCATCCATGCTCGCTCGCTGTTTGGGCGTTTGATAGCCATCATAGACAATCTCAAAACTTGAACGGCAATTAAAATGATAGGGCGGATATCGTGCTTTGTCCAAAGGCATAAACACCCCATCTAAACCCCTACAAATGCTACTGGTGCGTAAATCCAAGGTTGCAATGACTTTAATGCCTTTGATGATGTCTTTGTTATCATGAATAAATTGCTGCTTGGCTTGATTTGCAACAATGGCTGTGCCTGTATGAGCAATGGTCTTGGCATGGCGTGTTGTGATTGCCAAAATGCCATCTTGGTAGTTTCTAGCCCTTGACCCCCTTATCATTTGAACAAGTTTGGCATTGGGCAGACCGTCATGATAAGCAAGGCGGATGGCGTTAGTGATTTTCTTGCGTTCTGTGTCGGTGAACGCATCTAGCAGCTCATCTAGTGTTATGCCCATTTTGCCGTCTAGTCGCAACGGCTTAGCAAACACTTCATCGGCATACTTTTGTAATGCCTTGATGTTCTTTGGACTGTCCACCTCATAGCGATGATTAAATAGCCCACGCCAATCGGTTTTTAGGTTTGTGATAAACGCCCCAAACAGGGTTTTTAATTGGCTGTCGGTTTTCTTTATCACAATATTTACTTCTTTTTGCGATAAATCGCCAATCTCTTTATTAAAAACCACCCTTTGCAAAAATGCCAAAATGTCTTTGATTGTGACATTAAAATCATTTGCCAATTTGGTTTTTAATCGCTCTAAATTAATTAAGGTTTTCATTTAGCACCATTTCATGGCTCATCATCAATGTGGCCTGTAATCTCGCCCAAATCGCTCTCAATCTCTGCTTTGGCAAGCTCATCATCTTCAATAAAGGCAATCTCATCATCAATGAGTCTTGCACGCATCTCAGAGAATGTGATTGCTCCTGCTTGCCATTCTGCGATGAGCTGGCGTCTTTCATCAGCGGTCATCTTATTGGTATCAAACTTAGTATTAAAGACCACGGTACAGGTGTGTTTAATGCCCAAAAACTGACCACAATAATTAAAAGCACGGCTATAAGCATCAGATAAGTTATTGGCTAAATGGGCGGTAATTGATGTCTCATCTGCTTTATCGCTTTGGGCTTGGGTTGCTGTTTTTATACCACCTTTTGGTTCAATCAGTCTTGCCCCCAGTGCCACCATCTGCTCTTTTTTATCTTGCATGGCTTCATAAAGCCCACTGTTTGCATTAGATTGCAATAAAAACGCATTTGCCCCACTGCCTAAAATGTTCGCCGTTCTCGCTCCTAGGCGGATGGGATTGCCTTGATTGACAATGTCGGTTACCCATTCTTTGGTAAGCCCTGTAATGAATAAACTGGGCTGTCCTGCGATAAAGTTCCCCTCTTCATAATCAGCACTGTTGCGATAATGGGCAAGGTTTAGCACCGCCAAATCATACAAAGGAGCGTCATCAATGCTCTCATCATTGTCATTTGCCCCAAAAAAGACAAAGGGAATTTCATGAACACCACGGATGATATCGCTTTGGATTTGCTGCCATGTGCCTTGTTTTTGGTAGATGCTGTGCCAAATTTGCCCATCAATCAAGCGATATACCAAAAGCTGTTCGCCTGTTTGTACTTTAAAGCCGTCATCTTGTTTAATGTAGTTCTCTTTTAAAACAAGCAAGGTCAATTTGCGTGTGTTATTAACCATCTGCACACGCCAATTAATGATACTCTGGGGGTCAAATAGGCGTATCTTGGGGCGTAAATTATCATCACTGACATCCTTTTTGGTTGGCAGATACTGACCATGTTTGACAAGCGGATAATCTACCAAAAGACCACCACGCCCCTTTAACAGCATCATCAAAAATGCCTGCCTTGCTTGCCCAACAAATGACAATGCACCCCCATCAACAGCAGTCTTTAAAAATTCAAGTGCTGGGTCAATGTCAAGGGTTGGGTATTTGGCAAATACCATCCCTGCCATGGCGTTGGCGGTTCGTTTGGTAACATTATAAAAAACGGCTCGTTTTTGATAATCCATGTATCGCTGCACTTTAACCGCTTCATCTTCATTGATAGGGCTAGGATTTGGCAGGTAAATCTCGCCTTTTTTTGTGACGGCATCTTGACCGTGATAACAATCTTCAATCATTGTCCATTTGGGTATCTGCTCTAAAAGCTCAGGCAGCATATAATCAGGGTTCATTTAAAACATACTCACTTTTAATTGTGTTGCATACTGCTGTTTTGTCTGATAAGTTGCAAAATAACGAAACGCATCAGCTCCATGGCTTGCCCAGTCGTGCAATGGTTTATCACGCCATACGCCCATTTTATCGTTCCACTCTTTGCGGTAGCTTTCTAGTGCTTTAATGCCTTGCTCACATTTGATGGCATCAAAGGCACATTTGGGCAAGATTTGGCGTACTTTTTCAATGTCTTCATTGACATTGCTTGTTCTTGGGACAACATCAAAATTTAATCGGTATATCTGCCCATCAATCTCATAGCCATCTCGTGCAAGTTCTCGTAAAGTCTTAGCGCGTTCAGCCCCAAGCTGTCTATTATCAATATCATGCGGTGCAACATGCTTAGCGTATTTGTAGCCCTTATCTTTTAGCACTTTGATATAGTGATTTAATCCCTCGCCTGAATTTTCGTAATAATCAACAATGTGAAATTCATCACCTACTTGTCTGATGAACCAAATCGTCGTGCTGTCTGATACGCCCAAATCCCAATAAGTATCAATGGGCAAATGCTCATTATCAGGAAGTTTGTCAATGCGACTGTTAGCATATAAGTAGGCAAATTGCTTGGCATAATACGCACCTTCAATACTCTGTTCAAAGGCTTCTATTGGCAATGACGGATATTCTCGCTTCATGTCATCGCCCAGCGTGCGTTCTTTTGCTTGATACCACGCCTTTTGTTCATCGCTAAGTTGTATGCCATACTTTGACTTTAAGCTGTCAAAATAGGCTTGTAATCGCTCGCTGATAGGCTCGGTGGTCATCGCATATTCTTTGTTTTGCCACCATGCAAAAAAGAAAAACCGCCAATCTTGGGCGGTTAGTGTTTTTTTAGATAAATACAGTTTTTCAGCGATTTGGCTAAACTCATAAAAATAGCCTTGCCTGCCTTCTGCGGTACTTTCAAGCGTGATATAGCCAGTCATGGGTACAGCTTCAAATGCACCTGTGACGATCTCGCGCGCCTTTTCAGGTTGTTTTGCGCATATTTTTCCAAACTCTGATACATGCAGCCATTTGATTGTGCCACCACGAAACGATGTACTGATTGTGACGCTACCGCCTTTTGCAAAGACAAATTCTGATGTGTTTGCAATAGCCAAAGGATTTGCACACTTAATCTCATCTGGTAAATGCTCATAAGCAAACTTAGTCTTACTGCGAAATAATCGCTGTGCATCAGGCAATGTATGAGCAATCATCGCACAAGGTGCATTCTCAAATAATGCAGCGTCTAACTGCATCAAGCAAACTTCTGTTGTAAAGCCAAGCTGACGTGCTTTTAAAATAATATTTTTATGATGTATATTTTCAAAATAAAAAAGCTGCTCAGCAGTCATCTTAAACTTAACTGTTTTTCCTTGCTTGTCTTTGATGTAGTACAAGTGATTGAGCCGCCAGAGCTTATTTTTTAATTTTGAAACTTTATCCGTCATCGCTTAATTCATCAATCAAATCAGAGATTGTTTTGACTTGCGCATTAAAATTAGCATTGACATCAAGCTCATTTTTTTCACGCCAGCCTGCTTGTGTCTTTAAAAAGAAAATGATCGCAGTTGTATTACCATCCTGCGCTTGTCTGATGAGATTTTGCGCGACATTAGCAATCGCTTTAGTTTTTCCCTTTTTGTATTGTAAAAAAACTTCAGGCTGTCTTTCACAAATTGCATTAAATGTAGGTCGTGTAATACCAAAATAATCTGCGATCTGCTCAAGCGTCAAAACACTCGCTAATGCTTCAACTTGTGCAATTTGCTTGTCATCTAATGTTATTTTTGGTCTAGCCATTTTATTTCTCTATTATAAATCCGATGAAGTCACCATATTTAAAAATGATCTCGTAACCACCGTAAATTTCACTCCCTATTGGTCTTTGAATTCCTGATAGTGAAAGTTCTTTATCGATAATCTCTTGATGTGATACGCCCATTTGTAGCTTTTCAGCTAAAGCTAGACGACTATTTACAATTGATAGATAACCACCTTTTGGCTCAATCTTATCGAACACGATGATGCAGCCGCCTTTTTTTAGCTTGCTAAACAATCGATCAATCAAAGGCTTTCTATCTTTTTCTTTAATGAACATTAAAGTTAAAAATAGCACTGCACAATCAAATTCTTTGTATGAATAGCTTTCAGCACTCTCATTGATAATTTCGCCGTAGCCATTGAATTGTTTGCACATATTTTCACTATTATCAATAGAAATAGCTTTTGCGTTGCGATTGTGCAAAATCGCTTTTAGCGAACGTGTGATATTACCTGTTGATGCTCCTATGTCGTATAGCACCCCGTCATGTGGCAAATAATGTCTTATGATATTCTTTACAGCGCCTGTTGCTAAGTCATACCATGGCAATTGCTCACGAACATGGCTGTCAAAAGACTTTGCAATCTCATCATTTTTGAATGTCCATAAACCGTTTTCAGGAATTTGCATTCAACACCCCTAGACTTAAAATTTGCTTAGCAACTTCACGCATCATAAAAGGGGCAACCATGCGACCCATGCGTTCAACTTTCTGTTGGTATGTGCCAGTTAGAATAAAATCATCAGGCACACTCATAATGCGTTTAATCTCATCGACTGTAAACGCACGATTATTCCAGTGATAGGATTCTCTTGCACCAATATTTCCTGTTGTTGCCTTGATGCAAGGCGATTGACTCTTCGGACTTGCTTTCACTAAAGTAAATGCTTTGCTGTGCTGCTCACCTGCTTTTAAAGTTGTAAGCAGGTTGTAAACCTTGAATCTTGATAAATCTGTTTCTTTTTTGTCTTGATCAGTAAATTGCAGCCCTTTGAATGCTTGCTCGAGCGTAACCATATAATCAAAAGGCTTTGGATGTGTGTTGCCCTTGTATTTGTCTTCCCATAGGTCTTGTCTAATACCAACAAAAATAGTTCGATTTCTCGACTGTGGCACACCCAGATGTTTTGCATCTAGTACTTTGCAAGTTACGACATAGCCGCTTGCTTGTAGCTCACGCATAATATGATTGAAATAGCCCTTTGCACTACCCTTTACTAATCCCGAGACATTCTCTGCTACAAAAACCTTTGGTTGTACATCACGCAAAATACGAATATATTCAAAAAACAAGTCTTCAACATTAGCTTGAGCAGAATCAGAGTATTTTTTTGTTTTTCCCCAGCCTTTTTCACGGCTACCAGCGGTTGAAAAAGCAGAACAAGGTGGCGATCCATCTAAAATATCTAATTCGCCTTTTTGTTTTCCGATAGCATCTAAAATTTCCTGCCCTGTGACTTGCCTGATATCTTTTTGAATAATTTTTGTTGATTGCCAATTTGCACGATATGTCTTACACGCTTCATCAATAAATTCTACGATAGCAAGTACTTTACCTCCTGCCATGCGATAGCCAAGTGATGAGCCGCCGCCACCTGCAAATGTTGAGACAATTTCAAATTTATGATTGCCATGTTCTGTCTTTTCTTTCAATTCAGCAACACTAGGAATAATATACTCATTCATCGAATTCATACCCACATTTAGGACACTTGCAACCTAATTCAAACGGCTCAACTTCATCAAAATCTTCTTTTGTCGCATTTTCAATCGGCTCAAGCTGTAGCACATCCATTAATTCTTGATGATCAAAGCCTAGTAGATCAAGATTAAAATCCAATGCTTGAATAGCTTCAATTTCAGTTTTCAATAGAGTAAAATCCCAATCGGCATTTAATGCTAATTTATTATCTGCGATCACATACGCTTTACGCTGCGTATCACTAAGCCCTGCTAGTGTAATCGTAGGCACTTCATCAAGACCGAGCTTTTTAGCTGCCATGATGCGTCCGTGTCCTGCTATAACGCCATCATTTTCATCAATTAGCACAGGATTTGTAAAACCAAACTCTTTAATGCTTGATGCGATTTGAGTAATCTGATCGTCGCTGTGTGTGCGAGAATTATTAACATAAGGAATTAACCGATCTACGCTTTTATAAACAATTTGCAAGGGCATAATTACTACCTAGCTTTAAAAAATAAGCAATAAAAACCCCTTGTCGTGGGGGAAACCGCTACTAACCAACCTTTACCCACTTAATGCACAAAGACGGCTTAGGCTTGGCGTTCGTTCGTCAAATATTGGTGCGACCAACTCACCCAATCAGATGATTTTACGCTGTGGTGCATTCTGTTATTGGTCAGATAACAGGCAATAAAAAACCCCTTGCGTGTAAACAGAGGCAAGGGGTATATCAAAATCGTGCTATATGCACACTTTTCCATTATGGGTAAATATTAACAAATCTTTGCTAACAATTCAAGCATTATTTTCAAGAAAAGCAATTACATAGCCCATTGCACCGCTTAGATTTTCTTTAACCATATTTCTTGCATTTTTACTATTATTCTTACCAAACACTCGCATATCTGCCATCTTGGCGATTTTATACTCAGGAATATTTTTAGCAAAGTACAAAACAAAAATTTGATACTGTAACACGCTGTATCGTGATAATCTGCTAACCGCCTTATCAATCGCTATCGCCCTGTCATCTATAATATTTGGACTAACAGATGAGCAGGGAATATTATCACGCATTATCATCTCAAACCAAGGGCTTGGGTAACTTAGCCTATTAGGGTCGCACCTAACCCATCGCCCCCATTCAACAAACTCTTTTTTGTACGCTTCTAGTTTTTCATTGCTCATTAAACACCCTTCAACTTCTCAAGCCGCTCAATCTCATCTTGAATATACCAAACCGCCTTTTGTAAGTCCTGAATATCACTGTTACCATCTTTTAGCCCTGCTCGCCAAAGGTACTTGATAGCATTGCCGATATTAAAATTACGATGGCGTGTAATCTGTATGCACTCAATGCCTGATGGGTCTGATATGTAGTGCTTTGGGTGATTAACTTCGTCTTGATTAGCCTCTTTCTGATTTTTTTTCAAAGATAAACTTTCAATCATTTGCTGCATCTCTTTAATCTTTTTGTAAAGTTTTGGGTCGTCATCTTTAATGTCTTCGCAATCAAAAATATTTTCTTTGTAGTCAAAATTCTTGTGCCAATCTTCAACCGATCTACTATCAACGACAAATTCATCAGGCGTATCTTGCCAAAGATATTCCACCCCTATGTCTGAGATACCAAAAACAAACACCACCCCTTCTTGACACACCCAAATATCGCCCACTTTTGGTTGTCTTGGTTCTTTGTTAGGTGCTTTTTTGGCAGCCAAAATTAGCTTACCGCCATGACCGACCGATGGCAATCGATAAATCAATTCGTAACCTGTGTTATGAGTCATTTCTAAAAACCTCTATCGCTGAAAAAACAAATACAAAAAAGAATATCGCCATCAATATGATTTTGCCGTCATCACCAACATAATGAGACAATGCAAATAACAAGTAAATGCTCAATGTCACTACCATTAAAATAGCAAACAACGATACGAAAAGCACAGAAAACCGATCATACTTGCTTATCTTTGGTGTGATCTTTTTAAAACTATCTCGGAAATCTTGAATATCAATACGGTATGTTAAATTTGTACCATTACCAAAGAAATACACTTTACCGTCTTCGACACAGAAAACCGTAACGACAGGATAATCAGGCTGTCTTGACCACTTCGAACCAATCTTAATATCATCGTGCTTTTCTTGAGAACTCATTGCTCATACTCCTAAAATTTTTAATAAAATCGTCATAATTCATTGGTACAGGTGCTTTGCCGTCAATCTCTACCCAGATATTGCCGTCCTTATCAGCTTTGCTACTATTCACCTTTGCAAGCTGATTGTTTTGTTCGTTGTAGTATGTTGTCATGTTCTCGCTCTATGAAATGCTAATTTTTTCATCATCTTTAATCCACTTTAGGTCATCAGGAATGCTTAAAGCTATGCCATTCTTGAACGCCCATACCTCAATCTCATTTAAATATTCGCTAAACTGTGCCGTGGTTGCCTGTGTTGTTGTTAAAAACCGCTTAGCAAACGGCAAGGCTACTTGTTGCTCATAGTTCGGCTGTCTTTTTAGCGTGTTTAGCGATTCAAACAGTTGTGCCATCTCGCCATCATCTCTTGCATAAATCTTGGCTAAAAATAGGCGTTTAAACATCACATGTAAATCATCGTCATCTTGACCTGTCTTATCTTTGATTTGCTTAAGCCATAGCCAATATAAGCGATTTTGGGCGTTTGTTCGTGTTTCGTTTTTATCAGTGATGACGACACTACAAACCTGACCACTTTCGTATTGCTTGACGATCTCGGTAAAGCAATGTTTCATCACCGATTCACTAATGATTCTAAAAACTTGTTTCATCATCTAGCACTTGATTGATAAACTTAAGCTTAGAAATAAACCAGCTTTTCGCCTCCTGTCTTGACAAGCCTTGATATTGATCAAGCCTGCTGTGGCACAAATGACACAGTGGTATCGTGTAATCGTCTTTAGCTTTAATGCCCTTGCCTTTTCCAAATTCCTGCCAATTGGCGTGTGCCGCTTGGCTTGGTGGTGGCAAACCACACTGGCAACACGGCAAAGCTCGGATTTGTTTAAGCCTATTTGACACAATTAGCCCCCAAAAGGCTGTTATCAAGCTTTTCATCTTTACTGCTTTTATCGTGCCATACGCACTTATCAACTCTTATCATTATCTCACCTTGGCACGCCCAATTAATCAGTTGTTAACGCTTCCCATGCAACTGGGAATAGTGGTTCAATAATCTTATCGACTTGTTTGGCAAGCTCTTGGATTTCTTTTTGTGCGTGATGGTCGATACGCTGGTTATAAAACCTTGCCCATGCCATAAGGCTACCGCTCCACACCCATTCGGTCATCACCCCTTGTGGCAATACAAATCTTGCCTGCTCAGGGGTAACGCCTTCGTCAATTAACTGTTTATACAAATCGATACTTGCTTGCATGTAGTAGCTGTAAACCGTCTGCACGTTAGTTTGCATACTGCCTTTTATTTCATCACCACTACCTTGCTTTACCGAACCGATAGGCTTACTTCGAAAGATAGGTAGATAATAATCAGGGGCTTCACTGACATATCTGCGTGATACCGTGTTCATTGCAAAGCCAATCTGATGTTTAACACACTGGGCGTGAATAGCAATAGGGGCTTTCATGTGCAAGGTAACAAACGCATGGGCAAACGGTGTCCAGTGATTGTGTTTTGCTAAGTATTTGATTAAGTTTTTGTTTTGTTCAGGGGTGAAATTACTTGCGTCTTTAGCAAATGACACCCTAGCGGCATTCACTACAGAATTATCATCGCCCATGTGGTCTTTATAAACCGCCATAATAGGGGCTTGTTTATATGTCATGCTCATTTATATCTCCAAAATATCAATATCATGTACAGTTTTCATTAAATGTTTTTTTAAACGATATACTTTATCTTTTTTTGTAATTGCTGATTTCACATCTTCAACAACTGTTTTGCCAACCCTATTATCAAAATACACGAAATCGGCAATATAACGCACGCTAGGACGCTTTCTAGGCTCGCCTGATATCCTAGTACCACTAACCAAAATAAACGGCTTCTGTAGCGTTAAATCGCTGATTAAACCACTATTTTGCATTTGCTTTAGCACAAGGTAACGGTTTGCTTCTTTTTTACTGTCAAAAGTGATATCGTCAATCTTAACTTTCTTGTTTTTGTACTTCACGCTCATATCTTTGATGTTAAACCTTTACCCCTTGTTGCCCATGTTTTTTTCTACCAAAGGTTGTCAAAAAGCGGTTAATTTCGTTTTGCATTTCAGCAGAGATTATATTTTGTGTTTCTTGCTTTTGCTCAATTTGTCTAGAAATTGGCTGAGTAAATACCGCTCCTTTTAGCATCTCTCCACATACTTGGGCGTAAACGCTTTGCCAACGGCTAAAACTGGTTTTCTCATCCATTCTTACAAGCTCATAATGACCGCCAAGTCGTTTTGTTGTTTCATAGGCGACACCGCTTTTAAATACGCCCTGTACTGCTTGTCTATGTGCCTTGTAAACATCATCAAATAAAACAAAAATGGCAAGCTTATGAAATTCTTTGGCTGATGATGGTGGCCATTCAAGCTGTAAAGACTTTCGTTCTGCTGCTGTGTGTGCTACCTCTGACCAGCCCATGTCAGCAAGTGCGATAGACCAAATTTCTGCAGTTTGTAAGTTCCAATCACCGCTTTTTAATTTTGATTTAAAATGGCTTTTCCAAATCAAGAAAGTCTGCATCAACAACTCGACCAGCTTGGGGTTGATTGTACTTTGCATCGAATTGCTGCTGTAGCGACTGTGCGTATTGCTCTGTTTCGCTTTGCTGATGATTGTGCTGATATGATTGTCTTGCATAATTTTGTCCTTGGTTTAGCTGTTCGCTGTTGTGATAATAATTTGCCGTAAATGAATGCCAGCCCTTAAATAATGCGTATTCAATGGCTTGTTCTACCGTTAGACCAGCTTTATTTGCTTCGTTTACCAATCGATTTACCGCAGTGATTGTCAGTGGTCGTCTAGCTTGTTTTCTAAAATCAATAAAATCATCAGAAGCTTGTTTGCTAACGCCTAGTTCTGCCAAATACGCTTTTACATCCACTGGTTTTTGTTCACTGTGTTTTGTTTTTGATTTTTTGGCAGGCGTGTGAGTTTTTTCACCAAAATCATTTGATGATGAACTTAGTTTTTTAACCATCTCTGATTGTTGTTCTGAGTTATTCAGATGGTCAGAATTTTCGCTTTCGTGTGCGTGCGTGTTTATACTAACAGGATTATTAATAGGTTTATTAATAGGTTTATAATAGGATTGGGTATCATTTTTGCACCCCCTTTCATGCAAAATTGTACCCCCTTTGTGCAAAATTGTACCCCCTTTTGATACAAAATTGTTAGGGGTATCATTTTTGTTAGGGGTATCATTTTTGCACCCCCTTTCATGCAAAATTGTACCCCCTTTTACGGTCAGATTTGCACCATTATCACCAACTTTATCATCTATTAAATTTAGATAATATACACAAATTTGTTTTTTATACTTATCACCAGTATCAAAAATCAATCCCAATTCTTGTAACTCAATTAGACATTTTCGTACTGTTCTTTTATCAAGTCGTGTTAATTTTGATAATGTTTCAAGACTTGGATATGCTCTAAAATCTTCATTAGCAAAATTTGCTAAAATCATCAATAGTAAAGTTTGTGATGAAGTTGTTGTTTTGGTCTGTTCTGCCGCCCATGCGACTGCTTTAAAACTCATCTTGTTTCATTCCTTGTCTTGTTGCCCAATAAACACGCTTTAAACGATTGTTTTCATCACGAATTTTTTCGTTTTCAATCAGCGTCTTGCCTGCTTGTGCGTTCAGTAGCCTTGTTTGAACCCCTAAAGTTGTCGCTGATATGCCGAATTTTTCTTGAATTTGTAAGCCAGTCATACGCTTACCTGACCTTTTTAGATAGCACAAAACAAGGTGCATTTCGCTCTTTATCCCTGAGTTGTTGAAATTAGCGTGATGGCTTTTTACTGATTTTTTCTTTGGTCGTTTGGTGTTGTCAAGATTGATGACCTTGCCACCTTTTTTGATAAATTCGGCAATTTCTCGCTCTTGGGCGTCAAAATCTGTGCGACACTTACTAAAAGCATTGCTTTCATCGTTGGTGTCTGTTAATATAATACTGTTCATTCAATTCATCTCCAAAGTTGAGTTAATCCGAAAATGGACACCGCCCCTAGTTGCTGCTAGGGGTTTTTGTTTTTGGTCAATTCTGGTCATCTTGCCCTAGCTTCTCTTTAAAAAGCTGCTCAATTTTTTTTGCGACATTGTGTTTCATATTGTTTTGATTATTTGCCCATCTTGAGACAGATGACTGATCTACTTCCAAATAATCAGCGATTTTTTGTTGGGTAATTCCCGCATCAATCATTGCATTAAGCATTTCATCAACTTGCATTAAAATCACCTATTTTGCATAAAATAAAGCTTATTATAATGCAATAGTGCATTAATTTAAAGCATTTTATTTGATGCTTTATTTTTTATGCAAAAACGCATATAATATAGTTAGATTTAAATAACGGAGTTAAGCCGATGAGTAGCCTTGTCCAAAATCTTGAGTACCTGATGAAAAAGCAAGGATTAAGCGCCAATCAACTACAAGAAAAGACTGGTGTAACTCAATCCACAACAAGCCGCATTCTGAGTGGTGAAACAAAAAACCCAAGAGCAGATGCTTTGAAAAAATATGCCGATTATTTTGGAGTGAGTGTAATAGATCTGCAATATTCTAATCTTGCCGTTGAATCAAACATCAGCCCTAATTTTGAATCTGTGGATGATTGGGGTAACGATACCCCCCTTGAGCCTGACGAAGTAGAAATTCCTTTTTACAAAGATTTTAGCGTGGCGTGTGGTCACGGCACGGATTTAGTAGTAATGGAGAATGAAAAACGGCGGCTGCGCTTTTCACGACTGACGCTTGACCGTATCGGATCACATAAAGATAAAGTCTTTGCCACACTTGCCGAAGGCGACAGCATGTCACCTACTATCAATGACAAAGACACAATTTGGATTGATGAAAGTAAGACTAGTATCAAAGATGGTAAGATTTTCGTTTTTGAATATGGCGGTTTGTGCATGTGTAAACGCTTGTATCGCCTGCCAAATAATGGTTTAAAAATCGTCTCAGACAACACCATTGACTATCCAGAATGGGAAATAACAGGCGAACAAAAAGAAACAAACGGCTTTAGACTTATCGGCTGGGTCTTTCACTGGTCTGTCATGGATAGCTGGTAATCGCAAGTGTACGCTTAAACCGTTTGACATAAAACCTTAAATAATATGCTAAAACAAAGAATTGAAAAAACATACCAAAAGTTCCCATATCGTGCTGATTTTGAAAATGGTCGCACAAATATTGGTGGTATTGATCTCACCAAAGAGCCTGAACGCATTGATGAGATTGTTGAACTATCCAATTTACCAAAAGCCAAAGAAGCGATCTATCAGCTTAATGTGCAAAACACGGCTTTTATGACACTAGGCTGTGCATTTGGCGAATTAAGCACATTTATTGGTGGGTATATTGAAATCTGTTTACGCCCCGAGATTGATAACTCACTGATAGACATCATGCGCCTTGATGAGTTATTTTTTCAGCACTTAGCTAAGAATTACAATCAACGGATGGTTGACTACATGGAAAGGGCTTTAATGTCTTGGGAGGTTCATTTTGCAACAGTTGATCAAAGTGATTCACTACCCATTGTGGCAATTTTTGTTGGTGCTCAATCTTATCAAGACCTTGATTTGACTGTTGAGCTACTGATTCAGCGCTTACATCAAGATTTTTTGTATCTAACAATGTCATGAATTATCCTCATAAAACAAACGCCCTAGGGCGCTCACATGGCGACTAGGTGCACACATAGTCATTGTAAGCGATTGGCTACTCGCTATACAAAAATTCTTAGATTCTCCACCCATGCCAAAAACGGCTTAGAATTATGGATAAGTAAAAACAAAGTTTTCACCTGCTATGTGTAGCAGGTTTTTTGTCTCTACATAAATAATTATAGCAGATACCGCCTTAAATGGCGGTTTTTTTATATCAGATTGCATAATTTCCAAGGTAAAAATGCATTAAAAATCATTTATTTGTGTATTTTATGCATTTATTTGCATTATATTACTTGATAATTATGCAAATTTGCATTATAATACACACATCAGCCAACGAAACTGATTGAACTATTTAAAAACTTATTACAACAAAACAGTTAATCAGCTACTGGCAATCACTTTGGTTGTCAGTGTCGGATTAACTTAAGGAGACAAAACATGGCACTTTGCAATGAACAAGGTTGTAGATATGAAGATTATCATAACGCTTACACCATATATTCAATCAGCCCAACGCCCCATCACAGTCTTCACATTGACAAAATTGGTGGCGACTACTTCGTAATGAGCGGCAATGATGTATGGAAGCGTACAGATACATCAAGAAAAGCACTCAATTTCATAAGAAAACAGCTTTCTTACTCACTTCTTGATGAAGTTAAGGCGGCAGTGGCGAGCATGCCAAAAACGCTTGATTAATCAGTAACGCCCTATTGCCTGTCAGGTAACACCCTACTACCTGTCAGGTAGTAGGTAAGAAATAAAAGGAGCAATACAATGCTATCTAAAATTATCGCTGTGTTGGCTTTTTCGGTTGTGCCTTTCGCCTTTGTTTATGGGGTTGATAAAGAAGCACAGCTGAATAATGACAATAACAATAAATACGCTCAAGCCGAGCGTGAGCTTATCGCCAAGGAGCAATACAATGTCCAGTAATTCTGAAATAAAGCTAAGAATAGCAAACAGAAATGGTATGAAGTTTGCTGTTGAATACATGCCTGCAATCCGTGATATACCAAACTGTATCATCGGCGTGAGCATCGTGATTGGCGATGAGCTTCACCACATTTTAACCCTGAAAAAATCGGTTCGAGATGATTTAATTAAAATCTTAAACCTTAAAAATTTCCAATTCTCAAAGGACTATTTTATGACAAGCGACATGCAAATTGATATTTTAGCCGATATTGAAGACGATGGCCAAGATGATGAAATGCAATACTGGTATCAGTATGGCGAGCCTGAGCCATCAGAACATGATGAAATGCCATTTTAGGGGGTTTTTATGAGTAACTTAGAAATTTGGAATAATGTAAAGCAAACCCCTCAATGCTTTTTAAGAACCATTAAGGGCGGCCCATTGCAGGGTAAGTCGGACATTAATCCCCAATGGCGGTTAATGGCAATGACGCAAGCCTTTGGAATGGTCGGTCATGGCTGGACTTACCGCATTGTTCGAACATGGAGCGAAAACGGTCATGATGGTTCTGTCATGTGTTTTGCTGAAGTTGCTGTAAAAACAAGGCTTAATGGCGAATGGGGTGAAGAATTTAGCGGTATCGGTGGCTCAAAAATCATTCATAAATATCCAAGTCGATTGGAAGTCAGTGATGAGGGCTACAAGATGGCGGTAACGGACGCTCTATCTGTTGCGTTTAAAGCGGTTGGCGTGGCGGCTGATATTTATTTGGGCAACTATGACGGCTCAAAGTATCTGTACGATTATTCGCAGGCATATCAAGAAGCACCATCGCCAGCACCAGCTCAAATGAATACGATTAGCGATAAACTGTTTCAGTATACAAAAATGACATTACAAAATGGTGTTACCAAAGATGGTAAACCTTTTGGTATGGCGGAACTTGGTGACTTTATCCACAAAAACAATGTATATATTCCACCCGAAAAAATGAAGGAGCTAGAAAATGCAGCAAAGAACAGATGAGTGGTTTAACGCTCGTATCGGAAAAATCACGGCAAGTAGGATTAAGGATATTGATGCCAAGCCCAAATCGGGCAAGGCATTAAATTCCGTATTGCTTACGGTGCTTGCTGAGCGATTAACAGGTGTTCAATTACAAAACTTTGTCAATGCAGCCATGCAATGGGGCATTGACAACGAACCTAATGCCATCAAGGCTTACGAATGGCAATATTTTACCGAAGTTGAGCCATGCGGTCTAATCGACCACCCTACAATCCCCATGAGCGGAGCAAGCCCTGATGGGCTTGTAGGTGATGATGGGCAAATAGAAATTAAATGCCCAAGCACAGAGATGCATTTAAATACGATTATCACAGGCAAGATACCCAGTGAGTATTTACCACAAATCACTTGGCAATTGGCTTGTACTGGGCGTGATTGGTGCGATTTTGTGAGTTACGACCCACGCTTAGAGCCCAATTTGCAAATTCATATTATCCGTGCCTATCGTGATGATTTGGATATTGCTGGGCTTGAGCAAAAAGTCATACAAGCCAATGAAATTATCAATGAACATTTAGAAAAAATTAAGGGTAAATGATGAGTATCAATAAAGTTATTTTAATCGGCAATCTAGGCAATGAGCCTGAAGTCAAAACATTCACCAATGGCGATAAAATCACCACAGTATCAATCGCTACTTCTGAACGCTGGACGGATAAAAACACTGGCGAGAAAAAAGAGCAAACCGAATGGCATCGTGTAGTCTTTAGCAATCGCTTGGCGGATGTTGCTGAGCAATATCTAAAGAAAGGCTCAAAGGTTTATATCGAGGGCAAGATTAAAACAAGAAAATGGCAAGACCAAAATGGGCAAGAAAGATATAGCACTGAAATCCGTGCGGATAATATGCAAATGCTAGACAGTCGTAATGACGGCAATCAGCCAAACTACAACCAAGGCGGTCAGCGGTCTGCACCGAATACATCATATCAATCAAGTGGCACGCCTGCCTATAACCAACCATCGGTATCTGATGATGACATGCCATTTTGAGGTTAAAAATGAAGATTAAAGCACTAAGATGGAAAAAATTTGATTGGGGGTATTATGCCGAAGGTATCAATCGAGATTACATAATCAGAATTGAGAATAAATACTATCGCTTAACCACCACGCCCAATGATTATGGGCGTTCTATATTACAGGACGCTAAAACGGTTGAAGAGTGTAAAAAAATTGCACAGATTCAGCACGAAGAAAGCGTTCTAAGGTGGTTTGAGTAGTTTAAATTGAAGGCATGAATTATGAAAGCAAAAAGAAAGCCCTACCAGCCAAAAATAAGCGGTTCAATGAGTTTTCCGCTTGAATACGACGGTGATACAGTAGCTGAATTTCTTGCGATTGCAAAGTATGAGGGCTTGTTCTCATACTTGCAAGGGGTAAATCTAGTTTACTCAAAGCCAAGATGGTATCGCACCGTATTTAATCTTGTCGTTGATGACGGTACGCAAACAGAAATTGAGTACAAAACAGACAAGCCGCTTGACCACAAGGAATTGGCTGACCTAGTTTGGCGTCTTGGTCTTAGTGACTTAGACGAGGGCATCACAGAAGGCATTACATACAATGTAAGAAAGTCATACATTACCGCAATTTTAACAGAACAAAATAGGTAGCTAATATGCAAACAACAGTCGTTCATATACACCAGTACTATATCGAAAATTATTTTTGGTTACTGGTATCTTTAAGAAGCCAGTTATGTGCCAAACAATATGGGGGGTGGGCATGAAGCCCAAGCAATTAAAGCGACTTAAAAACCGCCATCGTCAGCAAAGATTAAGTCTATTTTTAAGGCAAGCCTGCCCTAAAAGCAAAGGAGCGAATTATGAATACTGAAGAAAAGCGTCCTTTTCTAAAAGTGGAAGTATCACTAGATGATATTGCAAGCCAAGATTGGTTCACCGAAGTAGTTGAAAATGGTATTTCTATGCTTTTATGTAGTAATGAACCTGCTTTAAGGGAGTATGTTTTAGAGCGTAGAGTATTGCCCAATTTTACTAAGATACGCACTCTTGTGCCAGAATATTATGACCAGATGAAGCTCATTATGAAATTTAATGGCTCAGATTTAGGCTTTGAATTACCTGAAGAATGGGGAATGACTATGACAGAAATTAACACACAAAACCAAGGAGCTTGTAAGTTATGACGGATTTAGAAATGATAGGTCAAGCCTATGTTGAGTGGTATCACTGCAATGATAAAATCCATACAGTATATGAAGAGCTTAAATCTCATATGGAAGACCCATCACCTACGATTACTGATTATACAGATGAGTCGTTTAAAAATACACTCTCATTATTAAGTGAAAAAATGCTTAACTGTTTACATGAAGCTACTCAAGCTTATGATGAGCTAAACGGTTTAATGCTTAATTACCTGATTAAACAAGCGAGTTAAAACTATGAACAATCAATTATTTAAAGTTGGCGATAAAGTTTATTATCCCCTTATGTCAGATAAAATTCTAACACTGCTAAAGCATGGTGAAGACACTGTTAATGTAGATTTGGGTGTAGGTAATTTCTTTGAGCTAAATGGAAAAAAATTTCAACATCATTTGGCTCAAAGTATCTTTCATGCAACTCAGCTTAACTATGAGCTTTTAACGAATTTATATCCACATATACAGTTTGAAAAACCAAGACCAACACCTGATACAATTGTTAAAAAGATGCTTAATGATGGCTATGCTTATGTTATCTGTAACATCTTACTGCCCGATGGTGTAGTTAAAGATATTGTCAGAGGTTATAAGGGCATTTCGTTCCTTGGTGAATCTGGTAACTACTATTATGATGAAGTAATACCTTTAGATAACTATACAGGTAAAGTCATTGTAGATTATATAGATAGTAAACCAGTACTAGAAGATGAGTAAGTAATATGCGATTTAATGTTTCAAATTTTACTAGTGCCTTACTGTATTCACTCTTGGGTGCGTTTGGTATGCTGACTGCATCAGCTTTATCTAAATATCTTGTGGGTACAATTATTCTCGCTTCTATATCTTTTATTATTTGTTTTGGCTTTGCCCTTGCTCTTGGTTTTTTGAGGAATTAAATGAGCATAACACTAAAGGTAATGCACAATGAAATACCTATTTCTAGCCATCGCCCTGTTTGCCACTGCGTCACAAGCCAATTATGCGACCTACTATAGCGATAAATTCCACGGTCGTAAAACAGCAAGTGGTGAGAGATTTGACCAAAACGCCATGACCTGTGCCAGCAATAGCCATAAATTTGGCACACGGTTAAAAGTTACCAACACCGCCAATGATAAATCAGTGATTTGCCGTGTGAATGACCGTGGTGGTTTTGGTAAATATGGCACGACTTTAGATTTATCAAAAGGTGCTTTTAAAAAGATTGCACCACTGTCAAAAGGTAAAATTAAAGTAACAATTAGGAGATTGTGAGATGATAAATAGACTAAAAAACTTAACACCCGAACAAGCAAAAGCCGAATCTGACCGTTTTTGGTCAGCGAGTGATGATGCTATTTTTCCGCCATTAACGATTGCCGTTGTACTTAACCGTTCTTTGTCATGGCTACAAGCCAAGCGGTGCAATGGTGACGGCATACCCTTTATTAAACAAAGCAAAAAAGTCGTATATTACCAAAAATCAGATGTTTTGAACTTTATCAATCAGTCTGTTAAAGTTCCCCACACCTCCCATCCTGATTATAAAAAAGCCCTGTCATAGGGCTTTTTTGTTATATTCTTGCAATAGTATATCACGCCATTCCCCCAGTATCGTCATTTCAATATCATTCATCGCTTGGCGTAGTTTTTTGTCGCTAACTTGAACATATCCTGCTGTTACATCGCTATTACCAGCACTTTTATGGTTGAGTAGCCGTTTTATTGTATATTGACCGTAGTCCAAGTTTTCAGCGATTGAGCCGAATGTCCGCCGTAAGTCGTGGAATGTGAATTGAATACCGCATTGGGCATTGATTTTTTCACGCACTTTAGAGATATTTTCAATATGTCCGCTCTTTGATTTGGCAGATTCAAACACCCAATCATTAATGCGTTGGCGGTGGCGTTTTTTCATTATCGCCCACAGTACATCACCCATCGGTAGGCTGTGTACTTCACCATTTTTAGGGTCAATTGATGTAATAAACCCATAGCGTAAATCTACAGCCGACCATGCGATACTTTCACATTCAGCACGACGAAAACCTGTCAATATCAGCGTTAAAATAAACTCTTTATTAGTATCACGACTCTGCCCACGCCCATCAAACTCAATAACCGCCCTTACCCAATCGGGCATTTTATCTTCATTAATGTAAGTTTTTCTGCGTTTAATATTGTTCCATGCTTTTTTGGCGGTTAATGTACGAGTTGGGGCAATGCTGGATAAAATGGGGTTTTCATCATCGTCTAGATAATGTTCCACCGCAAAATTATAAACCGCACGAAATACACGCATTACCATGTTTGCTTGAGCGGGGCTAATCTTAGTCAGCTCTTTATGTTTTTCTTGTATCATTTTTCGGTTAATATCGCCGAGTTTGTACGCTTGCCATGTTGCCAAATATACGCCCATGACTTTATCATAATCTCTTAAAGTGTTCGGCTTTAAACTGCGTTCGGCTTTAAACGCTGTGTAAGCGTCTGATAAAGTAGGGTGATATCGGTGTAGCTCTCGCTCTTGCTCATAAGCTTTTTGCTCTTGTCGTTTTTGGGCGTTGGGGTCTATACCCTGCCCCATGAGTGCCAAAGTCTCGCTGGCTTTTTGGCGTGCTTGTGCCAGTGTCATCTGACCGACAATGCCAAGCGTGTGCCGTACCGCTCGCCCTTTGACCTTTTTTTCTACAATATAAGTTTTGTAAGTCTTTTGAACACGCAGAGCAAAACCGATAAGCTCGCTATCTCGGAAAATGGCAGGCTGCAAAGGCAACGACTCAATAAAACTTTTTGTAAGCTTAACTCTTTCACTTTTTGTTGTCAT